ACCAATAGGCAATTTAGCTCTAAGTTCTGCTGACTTATATTTAAAATCTACTCTACCTTGCGCTCGACTTTCAAGTTTTAACATGTGGTATTTACCACTGTGCTTTACAAAATATCTATGATTTTTATATATCTCGTCTCTTGATCTTTCTTTTTCTGTGTGAAATACATATTCTAAACCTTTAACAGGAGAGTTTGTAGCAGACAAACCTACGTTACTTTCTGTTCCATCATAGTATTGTTTACCTTTAACTTCATAATCAAAACGAGCTAGCTTTCTAATACCAAATCCGTATCTATAATCGTAGTCATAATAATCAGTACCATCAACTACAATAGGTGGGGTGTATAAATTACCGTCAGGATTTGTTCTAACAAAATAATCTTTAGGTTCTTCTTTAGGATTGTCTATGTCACCAGCTACATATATGGTTCCATATTTTAAAAAGTCTTTGTATATATCTTTAAATAAGTTTTGTGAAATTGAATTAGATGAAATTAAAATAATAAGTAACGTAAGTAACTGTTTCATTATTTGTAATTTTTAAACATTAATTTATATAGTAATTTATTCCAAGCTTCTTGGATTTTGTCAATTAATTTTTTCATATTAATCTATTTTTTTGTAATCTAACTTTTTATATATGTTTCTACTGTTTTTTGTTTTTCTTGCTGGAGGTTTGTTAGTATCATTTTCTTTATCTAAACCTATTTCCCAGTCTTGCCAACCACCAAGTAAAGCTAATCTCTCCCATAATTCTATATCTTGTGTTGTAGCTTTAGAAACATTAGTAGCTTTTTTAACAGCTCTATCTAATGGTATATTTGTTAAAGCAGATATAACATTACCACCTGCTAAAAACGCTGGGTTATCTAAACTCCAACCACCGTTTATCATTTCTTCTTTATCCCATTGATACGATCTAGCTGCTTGATTTATTCTTGAAAGCTTAGATGATATTGGAGGTGACAACCTAGATAATTCATAAGCTACTTTGTCTAACTTAGGTCTATCTTTTTCTAACTCTCTTTGTATACGCATGATCGCGTTTTTACCAACAGAAACTAAAGCACCACCAATACCTAAACCTCTTAGCAAAGAATCACTCATACCATTTGCTATACTAACATACTTTTCTTGTTTCTCTTTATCTTCAGGCTCTTCATCACCAAACGCAAACGCAAACAATGCTTGTTGTAAAGCGTTGAATATTAAGTTTTGAACAAAACCGTAATATAATATTTTAGATATATTAGTTTTAGTATCGCCTCTACCTGCTCTTAAATCTGAAGCAGCTTTTTTTATTAATCTAGCGTACTGCATTGGTGTGTTACCAAATGCTAATATTATTCTACCAAGCGGTCCAGCTTGTTGCATTGATATTCTATCAGGTCTACTTGACTGCTGATTTTCTTCAGCTAGTTCTCTCCAATCATTAAAAGCTTTCTTTTCAGCAGCAGCTTTATCCATGCCGTCTTTTTCATACGTCTTAATCCTGTTTCTATAAAGCGTAGCTCCACCAGAAGCAATAGCAAAACTATCTGCTATTTGTGTAGGTATAAAACCAAGTTCTAATAATCTATTTATAACACCTTGCACGCCACCTTTTTTAGCCATATCAGCAATATCAGCTTCATTAACATTCATTCGTAAACCAGCTCTACGTTCTTTTAAAAAGTCAGAGTTTATTAATTTCATAAAGTCTGCCCAATATTGTTTTTGATTTGCAAAAGCTTTTGATGCGGCTAACGGATTGTTGTCGCTAAAGTTTATAAAGTTTATAGATGATATTGTTTGTAGTAATGCAGATCTAGTGTTAAAGAACATTATAGTACCAATACTACCAGTTAGCCAGTCAGTAAACTTCCCAGTTATAGTATCACCTGCAAAGTTACGGTTTCTACCTGTTTTCATACGTTGAAGCATATTTTCTAGTGCTTCTCTGTATGGTTTACCATACGCAGCTTCTAATTTATTTAAATTCTTTTCAGAGAATATTACATCTACGTTCTGCTGCCATAGCTCTAAATACTTAGATCTTTTAGTTGTATTTAACCCTTGTAATAAATCTGTAGTGATACTACCTGCTGGCCACCCAAACCTAGGTTTAGCATAACCATCTCCTTTATTTATTTCTATAAGTTGATCTGCAAATACTTTTAAATCAGTATTACCGTTTACATAATCAGTTAAGTCTTTTAAATCTGCATTGCTAATACCAGGAACTTCCATGTTTTGTTGATTCCATATATAAACTCTTACAGCTTGTTCTCTAGTGTATGGTTCACCTGGAACTTTCTTACGTAGATTTTTAGGCACAAGGTTTAATTCTTTTTTAAGAGCTTTGTAATCGTTCATTAAAGCAAGTCTTGACTTTGATATGTTTTGCATTGCTCTTGCATAAGGATCTAGTAAATGTAATTTATACCAAGCCATTTGAGCATCACCAAGTTTACCTTTAGCTAGTGTCGCGTATAATAAACCTGTAAAGTCTTCTGCTGATGGTGGAATAAAGAAATTTAATTTACCTTTACCAGCACCTGCTACTTGAGCTTTAACTCTTTTGTATTCTTTTTCTGAAGCAATACCTGTTTTAGCTTCTATAATATCGTTAAAGTCTTTATCTAAATCAACAGACTTACTAAACTTAACATATGCTTGTCTAACTTTTGACTTAACATCTAATACACTTAACGCATCTTGTACTGCTTTAACATTTTTATAAGCATCATCTGCAAAATAAAAATCATTATAACCTTCAGCAGCTTTATTTACAACCCAACTTGCTTTAGCTTCAGGAGTTCCATCTGATAATCCTATGATATTTTTAACCGGTATATCAAGTCCAATACTTTTTAGAAACTTATGTATTGGTTCTGCAGCAGCCATTGGTCTAGCAGTTAATATAAAAACATTTTGATTGCCAAACTTTTTATTACGAGCTATAGCTTTTTCAAACATAGGACCTTTAGATCCTTTAGTAACAACATCAAATTCACTAAAATCAAACTCAGCGCCTTGCTCTATTAAATCTACAGATTCTTTAGCAAATTGCGCAGCTGTTAATTTACCTTTAGTACCATCTGGTAATGTATATAAAACATTAGATTTAGTTGTAGCCAATGTGTCATCAAAATCCCATATGCTAATACCTTTAACAGTAGCATCAGCATTTTTAGCGTTATCAAAAGCCCTATCTAATCTTCCTAAATTTTGTATTTGTTGTTGATTACTATCTGTTTTACTTAACTTCATACCAACTGGTTGAAGTTTATTATTAGATTGAGCTGCTTTTTTCTTAGAATTAATTATAGCTTGAGTTGAAGGTTGACCACTTGAGTCAACATTAAATTTTTCTTGAAAGCTTATATTATCTAATCCTATTATAGAGCTAGGGTTTATACCTCCATCTATCATGACAACTATATCGTTAAAGTATCTTTGCCACCAACTACCATCAACAACACTCCAGTCGTCTGGCATTCTTCTTTGTAAACTATAACCAGCAGCTGTTCTTGCGTTTCTAAGTTTATCGTCCATAGCTTTATCTAAAGCTATAACTTTATAATTATCAATTACTAAATCATAAGCCGCATTAAAATCAGAGTTAGATAAAGAAGCATCTAACAAATACAAGTAAGCCATAGTAGCAGGCATAGCGTGCTCGTACTCATATCTAGATCCTGTTATTACATTAGAATATCCTATTATTTGAGCGCCTAATTTATGCCAATGACTAGTATCATTAGCTACAAAACCTAAATAAGTAGCTATAGCAGAAGCAGATTTTTTATCTTTTTTTATTTCAGAATTTATTCTTTCCCATAATGCTCTATGTATTTTACCAACTTTATTATTGAAATTTTCTATTTTATTTATATTATTTTTTATAGTTTGAGGATTTTTTAATAAAGTTTTATAAGAATTTCTTAGTGAATATATATCTTCGTCTTTAACACCTGGTATAGACTTACCATACTTAATCGTATTATCATTTTTTAAATCTTTTATTCTTTTAACAAACTCTTTCCATAAAGGATTTTTAGAACTCATTAATAAATTTTTAGAACTACTAGTAAGAACTGTTCCAACACCTGGTCCAAAAAACATTGCTTTAGGACCTAATACAAATACATTGTCTTTGAAAGCTTGTATAAATGTTTCTATATCTTCAATAGATTTTATCTTAAACGTAGGAGGTAAACCATATGTTTTTAATATTTTATCTTTACCGTTGTAATCTAAATTAAATGTATCACTTACGTTTATAATGTTATTAACATTTGTTTCACTAAACATTAACTTAGGTTTACCTTTAGCTATTTCAGCTTTAGCTCTTGCCTTAACATCTGGCTTAACATCTGTACTAGCATCGACTACTTCTCTAGCAACTACATTACCTAGGTTTCTAGCATACATTTCTAGTAAACCTTTCATTGTTTGAGCTTCTGCAGATCTTGGTACAAAATTAGGGTCTACTTTACCATCTTTAATACCGACAGCTTCTAAAAATGTATTACGATTATAAGGTTTTAAAGTCCACTGAAAGTTGTTACCAACTCTTTTACCTTTAGTGTAAAATATTTTTAATAGATTTCTTGGTATACCAGTTGGTTCACCACCTTTACGTATAACTCTACCGCCTGGTCCTTCAACTTCTACAACTTCTCTATTAGCTTCTGTAAATAAATTTTTAAGTGTTGGTTCGTTTTTAAGTATCCAGCGTTGTATATCAGAGATATTATCACCTTTACGTAAGTTATCTTTTGCGTTTGAAATACGGCTTACAGGGATATTAAAAAATTCAGCCACTGCTTCATATGGTGCAATGTCTTTAAGCTCCTTATATGTCACCGTGGTTACGTCTACGTCTTTGTCTGCAATGTTTTTTCTAACCTCTTCTGTTGCTTTACGTTTAATATCCATTATTCTAAATGGATCAATACGTCTTTTTTCAGGTTTTACAGGTGTTTCTATAACCGCAACTTCTTCTGCTACAACTCCTGTTGCTTCTGTTACATCAGCTGTAAACTCTTCACCAAGCACTCTTCTCGATGCTTCAATTGTTCGTGCTGGTAAAAACTTATTTATATAAGCAGCGAGTGGAACATTTGATTCAGGTTTATATTCTTGTATTAAATCTAATATACCTCTCGTGCCAGTTTCTATTTCATCAGTTAATAATTGTCTATCAAAACCTGGAGCTTGACTTCTACGCTCTACAAGCTTACTTGTAATAGGTTTGAACTCTTGTATAATATCAAATGCAGCTTCAGTACCTCTAGTATCATATAAGGCTTGTACTCTGTCTGAAGCAGCTTCAGTTCTAGATTCTTTTACAATAGCTTCATCTGTTTTAGCTTTAGCTTCTGTTGTTACAGTTTCAGCTTGAATATCTAGATCAGCAAAGTTTCCATCTTTTATAGACTTACTAAGACTTTGTATAAAGCTTACTACATCGGGAGCTCCCTGAAAAAATAAAGAGTTTTCTTTACCAGTTAATTTAGAAACAATACTATTTATATTAGCTCCTATAGCTGATACAAAGTTTTGATTGTTTTGTTTTTCTATATCTAATCTAGATACTTCCTCTAAATAATTAGTTAATACTTCTTCTGAGCTTTGACCAGTAGTTTGAGCAGATAATCTTCTAGCTGCTGCTTCATTATTTTCTTTTAAATAATCTAATATTTGTGTAGCTAAATTATTATAGCCAGCTTTATCAATACCCAGGCTTTCCATAAACACTACATGACCAATCTCGTGTATAGGAGTTTTAGTTTTACCGTTGTTTAAAGCATTTGTTTGTGAAACTAATACAGTATAATTTTTATTTCCTAAGTTTATAAATGCACCATTAGATTTACCGCTGTTAACATTATCTTTTAAATCATTAAATATTTTATCTCCTTTAGTTTGAGATACATTTCCATTTTCAATAGCAGTATCTATATCTTGTCTAGCTATAGTTAATAACTCAGCATTGTTCTCACTAAACTTGTAATTAATTTTAGCTCCATATTTTTTAGCTAGTTTCTTTGCTGCTTTAGAAGCTTGCTCATTACTTTCTTGAAGTTTATCTATATTATATAACTTCTGAGCTTCTTTATCTATTTGTTTTTCGTCTGTAATTCCTTTGCTTATTAACTTACCTTTAGCTAATTCTTTATATTTATTTTTAATTTTTTTAGATTCTACAGAAAAAACATTTTGAAAGTCATCTTTAAATTCTTTTCTTTGTTTAGCTAGTTCTGAAAATCTATTTTGATATATGTTTAATAGTTTTGTTTTTTCAGAATTAGTTATATCGGTTCTTCCTAACAATGACTTAACTTCTAACCTTATGTTTTCTTGAGCAGAGGTAGCAAGATTATATAGTTTAAAACCTTCTGGAGTAAGTTTGCTAGCTAAATCATTTTCTATTTTGTTTAATATATCTGAATTACTTTCAGTTAAATTATTTATTAAATCAACTCTAGTTTTATATGAGTTAGTTCGTTTGTCCATACTTTGAATCTCGTTATTAAGTATGGCTATAGCCGACTCATTTTCTCTAAACTTAGACATTGTATTGTAATCTGTCATAGAAGCAAGCGCTGCACCTTTCAATATTGGAACACCACCTAATGTAACACCTAGTAATCCACCTGTGAAACCTGCTTCAGGTACGTTGTCAAATATGTTTTGCATATTCATCTCACCTCTTAAAACCTCAATACCATTTTGAAAAAATACTGTACTACCTTCTGCAATAACTTCAGTAGCACTTTGATCTATAAACCTAGGTAATTGTGCTTTAGTATAATCTTTTGCGCCTTTAAAAAACATTTTAGCACCCTCACCTGTAAGATTACTTTTTGCTGTTCCTAAAATTCTAACTGTATTTAGTGTTCCTAAGGTAGCTTCAAAACCTCCAAATCCTAAAGCTGTTAATCTTTTTTCTAAATTACCCGTCTCACTACCTCTTTGTTCATCAAGAGTTTCTATGTCATTTATTTTTTGCCCATAACCACCAGCACCTATTGAAGCAACGCCTACTACATTACCTAGTGCCAATTGAGCAAAAACAGGTATTTGACCTGAAAATGCTTGTAAAGAATATTTTCCAAAATTTGATGGACTTTCAAACGCTTTTTCAAAAGCTACTTGAGGAGCATAATCTTTCTCAAGATCTTCCATTGCGCGCTCTTGAACTTTTCTAGTATACTCAGCAATCTTTACATACTCAGGACTATATTTTGCAAGTCCTAAACCTACATCTCCAATAATATCAGCACCAGCTCTTACTAAACCAGCCGCTTGAGCAGCTCCAGTTTTAGTTACTATAGCTCCTAATTGATCTAAAAAATTATAATTTTTTCTTAACCACTCAATATCTAATTTAAATCCTTCTTGTTGATCTATTAGATTAGTTAATTTTTTTGAAGCATTATCTACAAAATTATATTTTTCTCTTACTTCGTTAAGATTTTTATTATAAAAACTTAAAAGATCTTTAGTAATCATTACACCGTTTTCTAGTGTAACTATATTTTTAGATTTCTCTTCAACTTGTTTTTGCAGCGCTTGTATTTCTTGAACAGCAACTGGAGACTCTATTCCTTCTGATCTTCTTTTATTTACTTCTTCAATATCTTTTTTTAACTTATTTTCTAACTTTAAATACTCTTGAACATCTGGAAGAGTTTTAGGTATCCTAGTGCTACCATCTGGATTTACAGTAGATATATAAGAATTAATACTTAATAAGTTTTTATAAGCTGCAGATTTTGGTATTTGATCTAAAGTAATATTTATATCAGAGTTTAGTTCATCTTGCTGATATGTTCCATCAATAAGTCTTTTCTTAACAGTATCTCCAAGTTTAACTCTAGTTTCTTCAGGTAAAGTTTTAATATAGTTATTACGTTTTTCAGTTGCTAACTCTTGAAACTTATTATTATAAATTATTTTTTTAGCTTCTTCATAAACATCTTGAGATGGAGGATCGGTTTCTCCTTGTGCTTTTAAACTAACTCTAGCTTGCTCTAATTCGTCTTTATAAGGTTGAGTTGTTCTGCTAAATATACCAGTAAAATCTTTTTCAGTAATAGGTTTAAAACTAATTTCTTTAACTTGTTTTTCTATATCAAGTTTTTCTTGATCTGTAATACGAACAGCATTGTCATATTTAGTCTCATCAGTTTCTTCTGGTAACTCCAAAGAAATACCTTCCAAATTTGAAACCATACTCTCGGATGCTACTTCCGGTTTGGGTACTACAGTCGCATCCACACTTGGAGCACCCTCTATCTTTACTTCTTCTTCCATTAAAATCGCTTCAGGATTTGTTTGAATAAATAAGTCTACTTGATCATCAGGTATATTATAAACCTGATTATTAGCTTCGTATCTTGGCATAATTATATTTTATTGGTTTTCTATAAATCTTCCGAATGGATCTTCTTCTTTCAAAACAATGTAGTTTCTAGCTTTTTCTCTATCAACTTTATCATAACTACCCGATACATTATCTATAAATCTTTCTACATCACTTGGGTTATCTATGTCTATAATAGTTTCTGCTGCTTTACCTATACCAACTTCAAAAGTAACTACAAATTTTCTATTACCAGTGCCTTGTACTGGAGTAACATCAGTAATTCTTTTATCATCATAAGCTCTACCTACTAAATAGTTTATTGTATTAGTAGTAATACCATCATATATTTCTTTTGAAAGATCAGCTCCAGGTTCTTTAGCGCTACTACCTTTGTCAGCTTTACGAGTTTTTACAGACTCGGTATATGTTTCATATATAGGCACACCATTTTCTTCACCTATTTGTTTTGAAATTATTTTAGATTTTGGAAACTCTCCTTTCATAACTTGTTTTTCTAAGTTATCCATTATGTTGTTCATTAGAAAATCTCTTTTTGCTTGCTCAGAAGAATCAACCCAATTTTTAGTTTTTACAGTAGACCAACCTAGTCCTCCTAATTCAACATCCTTATTTACATAATTTATTTGTTGATCTATATCTCCAGCTAGTATACCACTAATAAAGCCACTTACTTCAGCTCTTAAAACAGTATTGTTTTCTATTTTATCAAGATCTATAATGTTTTTTGTAGTAATTATTTCATTGTTGCCTTCTACTTTACTTTCAATTCTAGTTTCTTTTACCATGCCTGGTAACACATTTCCATCTTTAAGTATACCAGCGGTTTCCATAACCTTGATACCATTAATATTATCAAGAGTATCTATAATCATAGTCCCATCCCATTTACTTAAATCTCTTTTCCAATTTAAAGTAACATTACCATTTTCATCAAACTCAATATCATCTTTATTAAGCATACCTCCTTCTACAGCTAGTTTAAAAGTTTCGCTGTTTTTGTTTAGCTTAGTAGTTAGTGATAATTCATTATTTTTAAAAGATCTTTGTACGTCTAATCCTTTAAGCTGTTTATTTTGTAAATTATTTACAGCAATAAAGTTTGTAAATTTTTCAACACCTTGTCCAGCAAAATCATTTTTAATACCTAGCTGAAAGCCTTGTAAATTTTCAGCTAAATCTAAATTAACTTCGATGTCAGCTAATTTATTTACAGTATTGTTTTGCCATATTTCGTATTCATTTATACGTTTTCTATATTCTTTTGCAACAGCTGGATCTACTCCACCCATGTTTAAAGCAGCTTTCATTTGTATAACACCACCTCTACCATCTTCACCTTCAAGGTAATCAGTTGCTTGTTTTCTTATATCAACAACAATAGCATTGTCTAAATCATTTTCATTTATAGCTTTGTTTAAATTTTCTTGATACTCTAGCGCAGTAAGATTTATAAGCTTATTATAAGCATCTCTTTGCTTAGCAGCTTGAGCTTCAGCTATTTGTTTGTTTTTATAATAAGTATCTACACTACCAGCTATCATAGCACCTGCTCTTGTAATGCCTTCTGCCCATATTTCAGCCGATCTGTCTACTATTATTCTTGGGTTTCTATAACTCATAATTTATTTTTTTAATCTTCATCTAAACCAAATCCGATGGCATTGTGTAACCTATAGATGACGCGCCACTTGGTTGAGGAGCAGTTGAAGTTGTATTAAATGCGCCGCTTGCTAAACCAGAACCTACTATACTTGCTACATTACCAATTGCACCGGTTATTGCAGCTGCTTGTGCTTGATTAGCAGAAGCTTGTTGAGCTTGTGCTTGACTGATTTGACCAGACACCCTATCAAGATCTGCATTAATTCTATTTTCTTGAACTTGAAACTCAAATTGTTTACCAGCAGCTTCAGCTGTTTGAAGTCTTTTTGCTTCAGCCATTTTAAGCTGCATAAGCTGTTGCTCGCCTTGAGCTCTAATTTTTTCATTTGCAGCTTCTTGTTGTTCTATATTTGCTGCAACTTGTTTCTTACTAGATAAAGCAGCTTGAGCAAGCGCAGTAGCACCACCAGCACTAGCACCTGTAGCTCTAAGAGTATCTAATGTATTTGCTAAAGCAATATCACTCTGCTCCATTTGTATTTCTGCTGCTTGAGTTGCAACACCCATTTTTTCAAACGGGTTACTTAACATACCACTTAGATCAGTTACGTTTTCATAAGGATTTACTATTTCTTGTCTTTCTGAAAGTATTTGATTTAGCTGAGCTTCTTTTCTTCTTTTTTCTTTCTCAGCTTTTCTAGCGGCTCTTTTAGCTTTACTAGCTCCAAATAATCCACCAATTAAATTTACACCAGCAGACACAGCGGCTACAGCTAAAGCTGATGCATTAGTTAAATATGGTATTTCTGGTCCATATACTATGTTGTTTAATATTTCTAATAAGTATTCCATAATTTAATATGATGATTCTGTATAATTAGATGATACTGCGAATAATTCTTTTAATCCACCTGGATCTGTAGTGTCATCTGTTGATACCGTTACTGTAGCAAAGAAACCTTTTATACCTGTCATTTGATCACCAAATCTAACCTCACCTTGTGCTGCGGTGCTGTTATTAACTAGGTTAGCTACATATTTATTTTCTTTTCTATTGAAACCAGCTCTCTGTCTTGTGTGACCTGGGTTGCTAGTTCCAAATACTGATTCATAATCTGCTGGTACAACAGCTTGATTATTAGTTGGGTTTATTATATATTCACCTTCAACATAGCTATATACAATAGTTGTTGAATCACTTGTGCTACCATAGAACCCGTTTAATTCATCTTCACCTGTAACACCTGATTGAAAGTTTGTAACTTCCCAACCATTACTACCTTCGTAATTAATAGTTTTAAAGTTTTTAACAAGACTTACATTAGGGTTAAATATAAATGTAATTGTTGTTGGATAGTCTGCTCCATAAAATCTACCACGATTAACATCAGGAGAATAATGAAGATACAACTGACTGTTGTACATTGTGTACATATTATTCTTCAGACTAAATACATGTGTAGGTTCAAAATCAAAAAAACTAACCCAGCCTCTTACTGTTTCATCGTAAGCTAATGTATTGTAACCACCTTCTGTAGCAGCTGACTGTGTAGATACTACATATTGTTTATTGTGAGCGTCCCAACCACTAACAACTTTACCATCGCTTGTAGTATTCATAGCTACAAACTCATCTCTAAAGTAATCATACATACCATATTCAGATATTTCTGTAATACCATCACGTGATAATCTTAATACAGCATTTCTATTTCTATCAGTAAAGTATTTTCTATATCCATAAACAGCAAAGCTTTGTGGATCCGTGCTAATACCATACTCACCAGCGTAAGGAACTATTTGACCTATAACTAAGTTTAATTGACTAACAGGTGTTGCTGTGCCTTCAGCAGTGTAAATCGCGTCTTTGTCAATCAACGCTCTGTTAACTTTGTTTTCTTGGAATATAATTAAGTTAGTATTTTCAGCATAAAGCTTTTGTATTGAACCTCTAGAAGGATCTACAGACCTAGTAATATCTTCACCTACAGAAAACACATTTGTATCATTAATACCTGTTCTAGAGTTATATATGCCAGAGTATATAAGAGTGTTAAATAAATTAGATGAGTTAGGTTCTTCTTCAACTAAGTAAGCTCTTACACCGTAATCTACACTTGTATTATTAAATCCACCTCTTATTCTAGCTTCTTCAATAGCCCAAACACTACTATTATAATTTGATGAATCATCACTAAAAGCAGGATAACCACCTAAACTTACTGGTATACCAAACGAACCGTTATAAACTGGTGCGTGTGTAGAAACTCCATGCGTACGGGTCTTACTAAGCTTCTTTAAAATAAAAGAGTTAAAATACTTTATTTCTATTACTGCTCCCATATAATTATCACTTATATATCTATTAAATTACTGTATATAACACGCTTTCTGCGCTATAATTTACATCTGCACCTTGAGCTGATATACTACTATATCCTTGAGTTCGAAGACATGATTTAAATAATGCTATTGCTGTACCTTGTAAATTAGTATCATAATACAAACTACCACAAGTGTTTTGATTTTGTACAACTTCATTAAATGTTATAACAACATTTGAATTACCATTATCGGTTAAATCATTCCAAGATCCATCATAAACATAAAACCCAGGGTGATCTCCATCGTTTATTTGCAACACAACAGCTGGAAATATGTATTCAACCTCAACACCACCTACAGTTCTAAATGCTGAAAAATCACGTTGAAAAACATTTACTACAGTTGTTCCATATTGTAATGTTATAATTACTTCATCTTGTTCACCAGTACCACCAGCATCTGTACATCTAACTTTAAGGTTATAAGTATCAGGTGGTAATGTACTACCTCTTAAATTATTAACAGAACATGTAGATGTATCTGTTGAAGAATCGTAGTTAAATTCTAAACCAAAATAAGGATAGTTTAATGGATCACTAGGTCTAGGCCCAACGTTTTCACCAGATGAACTTGTTTGACTACCTATTATCCAGTCTATATCTCTACCTTCATTTAAGTTGTCAGGATTATAAGCACCATTTATAGCTTTCATTTCGGTTACAGGATTAGCATCTGTTATACTAGCAACCACTGTATATGGAGCGCTACCACTTCCACTAGCTGGAGCTGTCATTGTTGGCGCTACATTTATTAATAAAGCTTCTCTAGATATATTTGTTGTAGAATCATTTACACCAACTTGTAAAGTAAAGTCAAATTCTCTAACTTCTGGAGCGCTACCATAAAATACATTTTCTAAAAATGCTGTAGTTGTTTGTATATTGTAACCAGTTGTATTATCACCAACTAAAGTAAAGTAAGCACTAGATACATCTAATAAACCTTCACCAGCTACTTTTAAAGGCGTTGGTGATTGTCTATTAAAACAAGAAACTATTTTTAATGCACTAGTAATATCACCTGTAGGTATAGTTGCACTAAAGTTATCTATTAAAAAGAAATTACTTGCTAATATGTTTTCACTTGAATTTAAAGCTTCTGTAAAAGTAGATGTATCAAAACTATTTATATTAGCTGCAGAATTATTTGAGTTTAAAATAATAGTATTTAAATCTGATATTAAACCACTTGTACTAGTTTCATAATATATATCTAGTCTAGATTCAACAGGCTCTGTTTCTAATATAGTTAAATTATTAACAATATCATATGTAGAAAAACCTGTGTTTTCTGTGTTTATAACGCCAAATTGTTCAGCCGCAACATTACTAGTAACAAGCTCACCAATAAATGGATCTGATTCAGCTTTAAAAAACGCGTGATAAGGATAAGAGTCATCAGTTACATCAGGTAAAGAAAGAGTAAACATATCATTTAAAGGCTCTATATTACTTGTTGTAAAATCTCTTCGGTCTGGATAATATTGATCACTACCAATATTAGAATAAGCTATAGTATTATTTTCTACTCTACCAAATAATTTAATAGAACTTCTAAACGTTCTATCTTGCGGCCCAACTTCTGTTAAATCTCTAGGTACTTTATTTATATTATCATTTATTAAAGTTATAAAAGAGTTCTCTTGATTAGCAGGAGGTGCAGGTGTATAATCAACATCACCTTTTAAAGCCCCAGCAGTATATACATTATAATATTCTTGCTCTTGTTGTTTAACAACTATTTTAAATGAATACCAACCAAGTGGATTATAATCATCACTTGTTGTATCTCCGTTGTATAAACCTGGCCAACCTGTAGCTGAGTTTGCTTCAGCTGGTCCTATAACACTATTAAAAGACATTTTAAGTGAATTACCAGGCCATGTTATTACGTTTACATCTGTATCTATATATGGAGAATATATACTATCTCCTTTAAAAGTATCTGAACCAACAGTAATAGTATCTTCATTTTCACTTAATATAACGGAAGAAGTTCTACCATATCTGTCAGATAATACTACACCGACTTGATAATTTCTATTTGTTTTTAAAGAGTGACTAGGATATTCTATTATACTAGTTGTTTGTTCTATTTCTTCTTCAAGTGTAAAATTATAAGTTGTATCTGTTGTTTGTGTAACTGCATTTGTAACCGTTATTGTAGGTGATAAACCACCTGTTGTAGAAGTTACAATTGTATCTGTACCTGATATTGTTCCACCTGTCATTACACTGCCAACAGCAATAGTTCCTGTTGCTAGTTTTATATTAATAACAGTGTCACCAGTTGGACGATCACTAACGTATCCAGTACCATTTTTTAAATCAAAAGCACTTTTTTCAGTAGCTATCACATTGTAGTCTAAAAATGCTGGTGGAGTGTGTTTATCTTGAAAATTACCATAAACAACTCTATTGCTAATTATTTCTTGTGATAAAGCTTTTACTGGTATTTTATCATAAACTCTTATTAAATCTTTTTGAGGTAATGTTTTAAAAGGTAGCTGACCTGAATATGTATAAGGTAAAATATAATTGCTACTAGCTAATGACGCTATGTCGTCTGCAGGTATGGTTTCTACAACTTTTAAAGATGTTCCATCAGATTCTTTATATATAATCTCAACATTTTTAATCTTAAAGTCATCAACAAAATTATTACCAGTACTAGGTAGTGGTATGCTTAATTTTATTTCATTAACTTTGTTTTCCATAAACTCTACAATTGTAGAATTAAATGTTAGTTGTTGATCTCCTACACCGTCTGTAGCTGCGGTACCTGATTGGCTTTGATTTAAGAAATAACCATCTTGCTTAGGTATAAAACATGCTTGAGTAAATGGAGCTATTAAAGAGTATTCACCATCATCAAACTCAAATCTATAGCTAAACCTAACAAATTTATCCTCTAAAAAATCATCATCACCAGCATAGTTTGGATCATAATAAGGATTAGCATTAAAAACTAATTCGTCACCAGCTGTTAAAGTTTGAGACGTTGTTAAAGTTACAGACGATGAACCACCTGCGGTAACCGGATTATCAGTATCGTCTATTGTACCACTAGCAGATACAACTCCAACTGTCATTCCAGCTTGTGGAACATTTGGTGAAGCAGCTGCTTGCGCATTAGGATAAAAAGGTATGTTTAAAGTATTTAAAGCAAAAACAGTACCAGTGCTTGTAGCGTTAACGATAGCAGTTCCACCGCCAGGTAGAAACTTACTGGTTACATCTTTCATTGAACACTGGTAATCACCTAATGCGCTAGGTGATGCAACCTTAGCTGTTTCATAAAGCTCTATTGCTTGAAATGGATTATATTTTGCTACAGATATTTGATCTTCATTTGTATAATAAGAAGAGTTAGCAGCCGCTTTAGTTATGTTTATTTTTCTTGGCTGATTTCTATTATCAGTCCAAAACAACATATCTTCTAATAAATTAACTGCTATTATAGGAAAGTGTGTTGAAAAGTTTAAAAAAGCACCTTCAACTAATTTTGTTTTAACTTCAGTCTTTACATTGTATCTCCATATAGAGTGTCTTAATAAACCACTAACCGGACCTTTTACCCAATTAGTTGTAAAATTATCTGTTAAAAACACGTATATATTATTGTTAGTTTCATCAACAAAATAACCTATAGATGTCATATTGTTTTGGAAAAGATTAAACTCAGTTAACAACTTGTTACCTAAAACATTAGTTAACGCGCCTACATCGTCACCTTCAGATCTACTTATCTGAGCGTTTTGAGCATCTCTATATTCACCTGATGGAAGCAACCTAGCATCTAGGTCTTTATTCATCTTAGACTTTAGAAAAGCATTTTTAACTTCAGCCATATTTAATGTTTAATCCATTTAGATTTGTTACGCATTATCTGTACAAACTCATTTAGTTTAATATTAGATAAACGTATCTTAGCGTTTCTAAGTTTAGCGCTTCTTTCTTTTTTTAATCTTTGTACAATATATTCTGGCTGACCTATTCTTGTGGATATAATAGCGTGTAGTATATGCGCGTACATTGCTTCTTCAGCAAGCTTAGGTACTTTAGTATCTAAATCTACAGCTAAGCCATCAGATATATATTCAAATATAATTAACTTATCAACTAAATCGTTTGAAAAAGATATTTTACCTTCTCTTTGATTTATATGCCAGTAACCATTTACATTAGCATATTGAGGATCTAATCCATACATTTGACCATATCCAAAAAATGGAAAGTCATAGTTGTAATAAAAAGAAGCTAATACAGTGTCGTCAATTAAATCTTTTGTTAATCTATTTTTTAAGTCGTTATCTTTCCATCTTTTTTCTACTAGAGAAGTAGATTCTAGATTATTACCATAACCATCTTGAGTAGCTACACCATCACCGTCTTGTATTGGTAGTTCATAAGGGCTTGATGTTAAAGTCGTAGCTGGCATTATAATATGCTTAGCACCTTGATCATCAACCCAATATATGTTAACATAATTAACATAATCTTGTGGAAGCGGTATACTTAAATTATGTGGTATGTTTAATTCTTGAGACTTAATACTTCTAAGTGTATCATAACTAAACTCTTGTAAACCACGCTTAGCATGAAATACTACATCAGTTCTTTTTACATCTCTAACTAATTTATCAGCACCAACATATGCTACTAAAAAGTTATTTACAACTTCGTTTAACTTTATATAAGCATAACTACCGTAGTTTTCTTCAACAGTATTACCATAAGCTTTATCAGCGGCGGTGCTACCATAATTTCCACCATCTAATTTTTTAAGTTGCACAACTATATTGTTGTCACTTGCAGGTGCAGAAGTAAATGTAATTACATTACCAGAAACAGTATAACCACTTGTTGTTTCACTCCAACTACCAGCGGCTCCAGTCGCGCTTTGGTATAATTTAAAATTATTTTTACCGTAATCCGGATCTGTACTAGAAGCGGCAAACCAAGCTAGATCTGTTTCAAAAGTTGTAGTAAAAGAAGTTGTACTTCCATCACCTAAAAAGCCTTGAGCGCCTTCGTAATATTGTCTATTGTTTTCTGTTGAGTAAGCCATCTATTAACTTTTTGAATTTATTTCTTCAGTTTGAACTGCTTGTGCAGCTGCTTGAACAATTTGTGGATCTCTTATTACAACTCCAGCATAAGCTAATATTCTCATTATAACTTCGTTTTGCTCTGACGGGTGAAGTTCAAATTGTGTTGATGCTGAAGCATTATAAAGATATTGATTTAATCCGCCAACAGTAAAACCCCAAACAACACTAGCGGGTTTTCTTATATAAGAAACCTTAATATCTGAAGCTGTAGTTATACTTGTCGGGTATACATAGATATGTGGTATACCGGTATCATTACCAGAAGTTCCTTGAGTAGCTCTTTCGTATATGTATATAGGATAATCAGTTGTTGGTTTAGTTAGTCGAGACATGTTAATGTGAAGAAAATCGTCTCTATCAACTCTTTGAAGCTCTAATTCGTCTTTATATATTACAGTACCTATTCTATGTAGGTCTGAAGGTGGTAAAAAATAAAGCTGTGAGTTTATTAAGTTTACTGTTGCTGTAGCGTTTGCGTTACCAGTTAAAACAGTTATTGTGTCGTTCAATGAATAAGCTGAACCGCCGTTATTTACAGTGACACTAGATATAACACCATTACTATCAGATGTTAAAGTTATTGTTCCATCTACATTTCCAGCATTAACAGTTAGCACTTCTCCATTTGAATAACCAGTTCCTGGAGTATTTATGCTAATTGATACTATTGCGCCAGTAGAAGAGTTTACTGAGTTTATGTTTACTGTTAAACCTACGCCAGAACCACCTGTAACACCTACGTTGGACGCAGCAGAGTAACCAGTTCCAGCAGCACTTAAAGTAAATGTTGGATTTGTTATATTTGTATCTACAGTTAGACCGGTTCCAGTACCACCTGAAGTTGATACATTATTAGCAGCTGTATAACCAGTACCACCACTAGTTAAGGTTACACCATTTACTACACCAACTGGTACCACTGTAGTATTACCAATTGTTTTAAATATAGAAATACAATTATCTATATTTTTTCTACGGTTAGCGTACTCGCTTTCCGTTTGCGGCACACGTAACTGCTGGTTTAAATCTTCAAAATAATTTTCAAATACATCTAGCTGTACTTGTGTAGCTAGTTTGTTAAACTCATCTGGTGTTATATAACCTCTCTGTTCCTTATTAAGAATAGACAGTACCGTTGTGTAAACAGTATTTACGTTTATTGCCATTTATATTTTTATTTTAATATAGAGGCGACCGCAGCCGCCTCATATTATTATTACATGTTATCCAAGCTTTTTATCAATAGACTTGTAAACTTCTACACCTTCATCTGTTTTAAGATAAGCTGCAAAAGCTGAAAATGGATTTTCATCAAATGGAACTTCCATTAACTTTCTACCGTTACTAGCCCAAGTAAAGTATCTTTGATCTCCAGATAACTCTATTATTCTAGCTTCACTTGCTCTAACCGCAAAGTTTCTTAATTGTACATTTTCATCATTTGCTAAGTTTATGAACAACGCTGGGTTCTTGCTAGCAAATAATAGTAAATCTCTTTTAAGCTCTTTAGAACTCATCTTAGATACCTTAGAACCAACCTCAACTCTCATTATAGCTTCAGCATGATCTATATCCATACTTTTAGCAGCGTTTAATGCTTCTATTTGAAGTTCTAAAATATCAAGTTCATCTGTTGCAATTTCTACAGTATCAAATTCTTTATATACTTTATCTTTTAAAGGGTGATAAATAGATAACAACTTTTGTAAAGCTTGATTTTGTTTTTTAACTATAAGAGCACCATCTTTAAATATAATGTGACCCATAGTTGATTCACCTTTTTGTTCATCTACAAATGGTGAAGCTTGATTTGTAGCATATCTAAGTTCACGTTGTTTGTTAGCTTTATCATCAAAATATAATAAAGAATGCTTAGTTGTATGCTTACTAGGTATTGTTAATGTTAAAGGATTTTTATTTCCTTTTAATATATACCTACGATCTTTAATTTCCCAGTTGTCTTTTTTAACAACTTCTTTTTTTGGTGGAGCAACCTTTTTAGGTTGTTCAACAGCCACCTCTGTTTTGTTTTCTTTTGCCATAATATAATAAAATTAAATAATAAAAAAAAGGTATATGGGCGCCGAAGCGCCCTAACCTTTGTAAAGTAATTATGCTCCTTTGAATAATACAAAGTTGTTAGCACCTTGTACACATAAACATCTTTCAGATAAGAAGTTAACTTCCATCGCATCAAGATCAGATGTGAACGCGCCACCAACAGAACCAGTTAGCCACTGCTTCATTCTTCTATCATCAGTTTGTGAAGCTCTATATCTTACATGTAAGAAAGGTCTTCTGATGTTAGAACCAAGAATTTGGTCATAAACAGTTGACGTACCAGCTGGGATTAGTACACCTTCAATTGAGTTAATACCATCAATAGCTCCTCTTGTAGAAGCATCGTTTAAGTATTTCCAGTCAGTTTTGTAGAAATCATATGAACCTCTTCTGAAACCACTAAATCCAAGATTTAATGCCATTTCTTCAGAGTTTTCAAATAATCCAAAAGCAACACCACCTTGCATACCAGAAGAAACTGCAGCTAACATATCATCAAAATCTAAAGACGTTTGTCTTTGTAAGAATAACATGTTTTCTTCAATTGCTCCTTGAGTATCTAAGTTTTTAAGGATGTCATCAAACGCATCAAGTCCAGCAGCAGCAGTAAATCCTACGTTTACATTACCTCTATCTTCAATAGCAGCGAAAAGACCTTGTGTCCCTTGAACACCAACTCCTGACGTAGCAGCAGCTTGCTCACCTTCAACAACAGACATTTCTAAGTAATCCTCAAATCTTAATCTAGTTTCAGATTCAGCTTTTAAATACCATAGGTATCCAGAAGTTCCATCTTCAGTAGCAACTTCTACCCAACCGATCTGTGCAGTATCAGATCCAGATACAACGTATTTGTTTCTAATAATGATAGGGTTGTTAGAAAATTGAGTGAAAGAAGGAGTAATACTTACGTATCCTTCAGCAGCACCTGCTTGATTAGTAATTGATACACCTTTGTCATATTCAGAACCGTAAACGAATACTTTAAGATCGTCCATGCTATCTGCAAAACCTAAATCAGATAGGTGAGCAGCGCCGTAAGGACGAGCTGTAATGTGACCTTCGTTAGTACCAGTTCCAGCGTTAGATGAAGTTACTAAACATTTTGCTTCTAATCCTGAAGCAGGATCCATAACAACAATTGTTTGGTTAACTGAAATAACATTTTCTTTAAAGTTAATACCAGTACCACCAGTTGGAATAGTTAATGTACTTGCAGCAGCAGATCTTGTTACAACACCTGTATAAGCTACGTGTAATCTATTTTGCTCTGACCAAATAACCTGATCAGAAGTCATAGGCATTTCAGCGCCTACCATTCTTAAGAATCCAGATAAAGTTCTATTACCATATCTTTCAACTTCTTGTTCGTAAATTTCTGGTAAATATTGAGCCGCGAAAGTATCAGTTCCAGTCGTCCCATTATCAAATACCAAAAAATTGCTCGATAAAACCTCTTGCTTTTGAGAAGGAGTTATTGAGCCAAATTGTGGAGTTAAACTCATTTTTTTTAATTTTTAATTATTTAAAATTTCTTTTTTTAATTTTCAGTTTTGAAGAATCAAGTCCACTTATAGATTTAACTTTTAAACCACCAACAAACACATCACTTGGAACCGTCTTACGAGGTTCAGTTGATATATTTTTTGATTTAGCCATTATGTCTTTAGTAGCATCTGCTTTACCTTGCTCATAAAAATGTTGAGCAATAGTATCAGCATTTCTAGCTGCATACAAAGCTTTGTGATAGCCTTGATAATCACTAACATTTCCTTGTTTATCTAGGAACTTCCCTATGAAATTAGAAATATCTGATTGTTTTTCAGCTACTTGTTTAGGATTTTTAATACCATATCTAAACTTTGAATCACCGACATTGAAATCAAAACCTTTGAAATCGTCACTTAAAAAGTTATTTGTTTTAGATAAAAAATCCTTATGTCTTTGTTCTGCAACACGTTGATCTTCGTTATATCTATTGAAAAAGTCTAAAGCTTTTTGTTGTTCTTGATTTACGCCTGGTCTCAACTTGATCTCATCGTAGTATTTAGTTTTCAATCCCTCTAAAAAGTTTTTAGCTTTTGCAACTTCTTCTTTAAACGCAATTTTCTTTTTGCGTACATCTTTTGGTTCATCTAATTCTTCATCATATGAAAAGTCTTCTAATAAAAGACTTACATCTTCAGAATCAAGATGTGGTTTAGTTTGCTTATAATATTCTCTGATTAATGTATTATTATCTACATTTGTATAATCAGCATTTAATCTAGCGTAATCTTCGATAGTACCACCAGTTTCTTCCATAAATGAAACTAGTTTTTCAATATTTTCTGGTAGTTGTTTCTGTTCAACAACTGTTTCAACTTTTGGTTGTTCAACTTTTTCTTCTACTTTTTCTTCTTCATCAACCTCAATAAGAGTAATAGGTGATTCTATTTCTTCTTCGGTGGGCCGTATTTCTTCAACCACTCCTTCGCTGTTGCTATTGTCTTTGGATTCTTCGACAACAACATCGCTATCATTTGTCTCTTGTGCTTGAACGGCATTGTCTTCGTTTTTAATTACTACTCTAGTTACTTCTTGTTCTGGTAAATCAACTAATGGTTCTTTTAAATTAACTTTAACAGGTTCGTTAGAAGCTTTACCTAATTGTTTTGGTTTGGTTTTTTTACCTTTCAAAGTAAATTCACCTTCTTTTTTTGTTGCTTTTTCAGCCATAATAAAATAATATAAAATTAGTAAAAAATATTTTTAACGAGGTTCAAACTGTTCTAGTCCAAATCCTCCTAAAGAATCAAAACCAGCTGACTCAAAGTTTTTTGGCAGCTCATCGTTTTGACGTTGTGAGATCATCTGAGATTGTTGAGTACCAATTATTCTAGCACGCTCATCTTTACGATCTTCTATTTCTTTTTCTTTTGCTTTTTCAACACTAGCTCTAGCTTTTGCTAGCTCTATATTGTAATTAAATTCTTCAGCCATAAGCTGTTTTTTAATTTCAGCTTCTGTTTGCATACGTTGTATTTCAAATTGAGATTTACCTTGCTCAACTTGTAATTTACTTTCTGTAAGTGCTTGTTGTTTTTGTACTTCAGCTAAGGCAGCCGCTTCTGAAGCTTGTGCATTTGCCTGAGCTTGAGCTTGTATATTCTGCATTTGAGCTTTTCTATCAGCTTCTTGTTTTTGCTTACGTTTTATTTTAAGCATTTGATTAGCTAGTTTAATATTAGATATTTCTCTAATATCTATAACATCTTCTAAATCAATACCACCTGATTGTAAAGCTATTTGTATGTTACGCTCAAGCATTTGTTTTTCTTCTTCTTCTGGTTCAAGTTCTAAGAATATACCAAACTCATGCATATTTAATTTTTCCATTTGTTCCAATGTATTAACATTAAATAAACTTATAGAGTTCATTAAAGCGTTTTTTGTTAATGGAAAACTTAAACTATCAGCAGCTCTTAAACTAACGTTTTCAGCTGTTCTTACAGTTAAATACATAAGAGATTGTAATATATGTTTAGTAGCTGTATTAGAAGCAGCAGCTGCTAATTTTTGCAAACCAACTAAAGAATCTTTACTTGGCTGACTACCATCTCTTGCTTCATTTAATCCGGTCACATCTCTTATCATTTGTAAATAATATTGATAAGTTTGTATAAGCGCTTGTATTTTACCTATACCAGAAGATGTTTGTAATTCTTGAATAGGTACTTTACCTCTATTAGGATCACCATCTTGAGTTAAACTTCTACCTACAATACTACCTGTTTGGAAGTACATGTTTAAAGCTTCTTGTGGATTATAATTAGTGCCATTACCTAAATCAACTTCAGCTAACCCGTCAACATCTACAAAGACACCATCTGGCACCATACGAGCTAACACTTGTTGTATTTTTAAATGCGTTAATTGAATCATATCAGCAAAGCCAATACATTTACTTATAACACTTTCAATACGACCCTTGTACATTCTAGGTGCTGATATGTTGTAGTTCATGTGAACTTTAGTTTGATCACTAAACGGTCTAGTCATGTTTTCACACATCTCCCATTTAAGCATTTTATCAAATCCTAAAACTTTAGCACCACTATATAATACTTCAATAGCTCTATGTACTTTGTTAAAGTTATCGCTATCAGGTGGATTAAATGTATCATCTTTTTGTAAAGCTTTTTCTAATCCTTGATCTGTTTGTTTTATTTTAAATACTTGATTTGAATAGGTTTTGTATTCAAAATATAAAACCTGAACAGTATTATAACTATCATCTACACCGTAATAACCTCTAGTATAATTAGAGTCACCGGGGTATTTTTGTATTTCTTCTAAATCTTTATCAGTTAAATCAGGAAATTGTTTTTTAACTTCTTGTAAGCTCATTGATTTAACTTCACCAACATAATATAAATCTTCAAAATTAGGATCTTCAGTATAAGAATATACTAAATTTGTAGGATCTACATAATCAATAGTAATACCATTAGCTAAATTAAAATCTGTTTTAACAGCTCCAATACCAAGTACAACTAAGTCTTGGGCTAAACGTTTTTTAGTTTCATCATATTTATTAAAATCTAAAACATTAGATATTAATTCTTCTTCAGCTATTTCAACAGCTTGCTTATAGTTAAGCTGCATGTGTAACTCTAATTCTTCTTTAGTTTGTGGTAATTGCTCAGAAGGTACATTAGTTCTTTTTAAATCTAAACCTAATTTTTGCTGAGCTTCTTCTATTATTTGAGAAGCAAAAGCATCTTCAGCTATAGCATTAGCATGATTAGTTCTTTGTTTAACAGCATATGGATCTGATGCAAAAGATTTTATTTCATATCCTTTATCAGTCATACCGTTTACAACTATATCTACAAACTTAGACAAAACGGCCACTGGCTTCCAGTCTAAATTTAAATAACTTAAGTCACCGTTGATTGATAACTCATCTTTATATTTTTGTACAGACTGCTCGCCTCTTGCATAAAGTCTTAAATTATGAAAGTATTGCCAGTTGTTACCAAACCTACCTCCAACGCCAAGTCCTCTATCTCCTCTGAACCACTCGTTCTCAATAGCTCTTCCAACGGCGTAACCGTATTCATAGCTTTGTTTCTCTGCGTCTGACACTACTTGACTAGGAAAAGAACTATTAGTATTAGTATAAATCATCTATTTTATTATTTTTGAAATCTCTCCATCGTTATTATACTTATTAAAAGATAATACAACAGACTTCTTTTGCGTTTTGTAAACTGGCGTGTATTTATTTTTATTACAAGCCATAATAGCTAAACCAGAACTAATACTAGCATCGTGTTTTGTTCTGTTGTTTATATTAAACTGCGCCCAGTCTTCTAATGTTTTTTGAAAATACATTTGACCATATCCGTGTTCTAAAATACCAATATGATCTTCTATATATGTTTCTATAGCAGCAGCATGTGCTTGCTTAATATCTTCACTCGAATTAGGTATGCCACCTATTTCTTTTTCAGCAACTGAAAGTTTATTATAAATTTTATCAGGTCTATTTATAGAGAACTGTCTATAACCTCTACGTTTTAAATAATACAATAATCTTGGTTTATTATTTTCTGCAAGTATTGGCATACCGTAAAAATGTAATGCCATTAATACATCTTCAAAAAATATTTCAGCTGTTTGAGGTCTTGCTATATATTCTAAAAAGAACATATTAGCTGGAGCTGCTTCCATGCTAAATTTAGTTAAACCATGAAAAGCACCTTTTGATCCTCGCTTGTCTACAGTACCTGATATATCGTAACTGTCACAACCAAAAGCACCTACGTGTTCATTACCTGGATGTTTCACTCCATTTTTTATAATCACACGATTTTGTAAATGCGCAGGTGGAACCCAAGAAACTAAAAACCTACCGTTATTATTTGGTATAAATCTTACTAATGTATCTTTTATATCACCTTCCCACTGAAAACTACCACGAGTAATCAATGATTTGTTTTTTATATCTTCATTAAAATCTATTTGCTCATATATTCTAGTTAGATTAAATAAAGATTCTTTTGCTTCATCTCTGAAAGCATGCTTTTCTGTGCGTGGAAACTGTCTATAAAACTCGTTTAAACCGTCTTGATCATTTTTTAATCCATCAACTTCATTCTGCCAATAATCAATAACACCTATATTTATAACTTCACCGTGTGGTCCTTTGGCAATTTCTTTCGGTGTGTCGAATACAGGTAATCCATAAGAATCAATGTATCCTTCGTAGTTCCATTCCATAGGTATGAACAAACTATATAGTCCTGAGCGAGTCTGTCCATTGGCGTTTCTTTTTCTAACATCTGAGTCATAATACAGTTTTTTAAAGTTATCACCACCTTTGTTAAGTGCATTAGATGTTGATCCCATCATGCACTTACCTATTATTTTACTACCTAACCTTAGTGTGGTTTTCGTGACCCTCCAGTTGTTGAGGATGTTGTTCGGACGCTCCCACTTGCCCGATTCATCATGTACGAGGAGTTTGAGTTTCTCCCCATCGTAGGAGTTGTCACCGGTGTTCTTCCAATCGATGGTCGTGTCAAGTCCCTTGAGATCCTGTAAGGCTTCGTCGGCCGTGGTGG